GCTGCGTCTTCTCCATCTGCCGCTTGACGCGGTTCCGGATGCGCTTCTCCACCTGCATGACGCCGATCTCGCCCTCCATCAGGGCGTAGGCCCGCTCGAGCCGCTCCATCACGTTGGCGATCTCGAGCAGCTCCTGCTTCTCGGCCACCTTGGTGGTGAGGTGCGAGGCGACCGTGTCGGCCAGCTTCGACGGATCGTCGATCTGGTTCAGCGACACCAGAACCTCGGGCGGAATCTTCTTGTTGAGCTTCACGTACTGCTCGAACTGGGAGAACAGCGAGCGCGCCAGGGCCTCGACCTCGCGCGGATCGCCCTTCACCTCGTCGATCACCTCCGCTTCGGCGCGGAAGTACTCCTTGGCGTCGTCAAACTTGTGAATGCGCGCACGCTGCCCGCCCTCGACCAGCACCTTCACGGTGTTGTCGGGGAGCTTCAGGAGCTGCAGCACCGATCCGATGGTGCCGACGCGGTGGATGTCGTCGGCGACAGGGTCGTCGTCGGCCGCGTTCTTCTGGGCGACGAGCAGGATCTGCTTGTCATCCCGCATGACCTCTTCCAGCGCGCGGACGGACTTTTCGCGTCCAACGAACAGCGGGACGATCATATGTAATCTTCTCCTGTGTTAGGATTTGTTCGATACGCTTGAGGAACAAAGTGGCCATTTCTGGCTTTTCATCTTTGTTTAGGCTGAAATCAATAACAGAACACCTCGAATGAAGAGCATCAATCAGGCGAGACTTGAAATTACAGGTAAAGATAAAGGTACAATTAGAAGAAAACTCCTCAATCGCACCTCTCAGGCCAGCCTGTGCTTCAGGTGTCAGATAGTCAGCCTCATCAAGGATGATAACCTTGCGACCACCGGTCAGGGAAATGGTAGAAGCATAACCCTTGATCTTGGTTCGCAAGGTATCAATACCACGCTCATCCGAAGAATTGATGAATAGATTATTGACACCAATCTCATCACACATGGCCAGAGCAACGGTAGTTTTACCAACACCAGCCGTGCCAGTCAGCATGAGATTAGGAATAGACTGACTATCTACATAGCCCTGAAAGACTTTGCTGATACGCTCAGGCAAAATACAATCAGAGACTTTGTGTGGCCGATATCGTTCTACCCAAAGGAACTCTGTCACTTATCTTCACCCTTGACAATGAAACTATAGAAGTCTTCAAAGGTATTGTTCTCTTCAATCTCTTCATTGAAGTTAGCCTTATAATAAGCCTTGGCCATACGCTTGATAAGTTTCTTATCTACACCAAGGCTATCATAAAGATTGTTAACCGCTTCCTTCTGTAAGTCTCTTTCAGCGGCAATACGGGTCATGGAATCATTCAGTTCCATGATGGTGCCCTTGATCTTCTTACGATCTTCCGCTGAAAGAGAGTTGAGGCTTACATGCGGCTTATTATGGCCAATCATACTCATTACTTGGACTCCAATGCTACGAAATACTTGAGCTTGCGGGTCTTGCTGGTAAACTTGGAGAAACCAGAACCCATAATCTCTACTGTATAATCATCAGAAATGACCTTGATGTTATCAACACTAAACGAAGCATCAAAGTCCTTGCCATCATACGGGCAGAGGTCAGTCATAACGGTGTTAGATGTGTCGGCCTTCTTATCATGAGCCATAGCCACAAGTTTACCATTCTTGCCGATGATGGACAGATTAGGTAGATTGTTCATCGTGGCCAGCTTGAGCATCTTGTTGAGAATGTCTGTGGTGATATCAAACTTGACATCCACGCTCTTCATAACAAGGTCCTTATCGGGTGGAGAAATGATAAGGGTAGGCGAGCAAGCATGATATTCAAGCTTCATCTTACCATCATTCATGACCACACAATCGGCCTTGAAAGTAAGATCAGGATTATTCAGTGTCATGACATTACCAAGGAACTGGTTCAGATCATAGATACCAAAGTCAACGGGAATATCATCCGCAAACTCTGCTTCGACCAGAACAGTCTTGTTAGAGGACATACTCCGCTGAACATTTCCCTTACGCAGAACGATGCTTGAATTGATGGAAGAAAAGTTCTTCATCATAGACAGCATATCATCAGATAACTTCATCATATAAACTCCTTAGAGGTTGATTTTCACAGGTCAATAATAACACAGATTTACAGGAATTACAAGTTCTCTTTGTCATGAACATGTAATTGAATGATAGCATAATGAATAACCTTCATTAGGTCTTTGCGCCAATCTTCAGGTCTTCCTTTTCTACCATATCTCTGGGCATACTTCAGAACATTACCAATACAAAAACCAGTACCATGACCACCATCAATAATAAACTCGGTGGCCTGGTACTTGTTTTGTGAGTAATGTTGCCCATAGGTGGAATCGATATAGTTTTTGATTTCCTCTATCGACTTATCTTCATCATATTTGTATTCAATCGTCATCACTTTTCACCAGTTTTAGGACTTTCTTTTTGTCCGGTTCAGAAGGTTCCTGAAGCCATGTAAGATAATCTTGTAATTCTACTTCAGAATCAAAAAATTGGCAAGATCGGCCTTCATTGCCCTCCGTTAATTGTGCTAAATGGTAAACACAATTATAAGGTCTTTCACAACCAGTTTTATGAACGAGGTAAAATCCTTCACTCAAATCTTCAAGAATTTTTCCGTGAGTGTAATATTCATCCGTAGAAAAAAGAAAATATTTTCCTACAAGAGGCATTAGAGGTTGCCTGTCAGAGCAGCAATCTTGTTCATATCACCAGTAAAAGCATATGTGCCGATATGCTGCGTCTTCATCCATGGGCAAAGCCAGATTTGACCGCCGATTGCTCTCCAATACTGACAGAACATATAATCTTCTGATAGATAACGGTGAGAGTCTGGA